TAATAAGATAATTATGTCAGAAACAGAAAACCAACAGGAGCTGACAGCAGAACAAATTGCTGAGCTCAGAAAGAACACCCTTCATTTTTATAAAGACAGAATTCAATTTTTAAAAGTTCAATTAGAATTTGAAAAGTTGTCTGCAGATATTGAAGAGGAAAAGCTTAGAGGTCTTATGGCACAGCTTAAGATGGCTCACATAACTGCACCTCCACAAGAAGAACAGGAAGAAGAATCTCAAAAACCTGAATAACCATGCCTAAAGCTAATTTAGTTGAAAAGAGAATTAGAATGAGCAAAAGAGATATCATTAAGTATCAGCTTATATCTCATTCATTTATTAATTCTATATCATACAGCGAGGCTGAATTAGATTGTTTAACTCTACTTGGTGTATGTGGTGAAACTGATTTGTCTGAATTCTGTAACTATACAGTTGATGAAAATATCTTTAAGGTATCCCAAACTGCGCGTAACTTTCTTACTAAAGCTGAAAAAATGGATCTTATCCAAAAAAATGGAACAAGTAGAAAGAAGATAAAACTACGTGATGAATTACAAATTCAAACAGCTGGTAATATTGTTTTAGATTATAAAATCGTTCACATTGATACCAAAGAATCATAAACACTTTATTAAACCTACAGCAGATGAAACTGGTATTGATGAGATGCTTGTATCTGACGCTGTAGGTTTTTTCTATAGTGAGCTACGTAAATCATTAAATGATATTCAATCAATCAATGTAAAGATTGATAAACTTGGTACATTTAGGATAAAGAAAAAAGAGTTACACAAACTAGAGCTTCGTTTAAAAGGTCATTTAAATGCATTAGAATCACCTGAAACATTTAATCAGATGCGTATTAAAAAAGATGTAGAAGAAAAATTAGAAAGAGTAATGAAAGCATCTGGCTTTTTTACAGAACAGTATTATCGTAAACTTGAACATAAAGCTAAAAAAAATGGGTAGACTAAAAGATATCTGGACTAATAGGCATTTGATATTTGAAGGAGTATGGAATACAATCTTTAGAAAAAGATATGTTGAACGCATAGCAGCAGAAAGAATGGCTATATGCAATGAATGTGAAGAACTAGATGAAGAAGGAACTGAATGTGCTTTTACAGGTACACAACCATGTTGTTCAGAATGTGGATGTTCTTTAGCATATAAAACAAGATCTCTATCTTCTGCTTGTCCTTATCTATATTGGAGAGCATTAGAAGAAGATGAAGAAGAAAACGATTAAACTATAAACTATGACTTGGGCAACTTACGATATAAATGATGATGATGAAACTTATGCATACCACATTGTTCCTATAGATGACGATGAGATGCATGAACTTAAAAGAACATGTTCTTGTAGACCTAGAGCAAAAGCAGTTGATGATATGTCAACTTTAATAATTCATAACTCCTTTGATGGACGTGAAGGATATGAATTAGCAATGCAATTATTAACCCCTCCAGAAGATTAATTATGGCAATACAATTCACAGCAGCAGATCACAAATACCAAAGCATAAATCAAGACGAAAACATAAATTGGATAAGTGTAACAAGTGTTATCAGTTTATTTAAGAAAGAATTTGATAAAGAAGCACAAGCACTTAAATCATCTAAAAATAAACGTTCTAAATGGTATGGTCTTACTCCTAAAGAAATAATGGAGATATGGGATAAAAGTAATTCAGTAGCAATTGAATTAGGATCTTGGTATCATAATCAAAGAGAAGAAGATCTATTGTCATGTAATACTATTAGAAGATTAGGTATTGATCTTAATATAGTTAAACCTATAGAAGATAATGGCATTAAAGTAGCTCCTGATCAAAATCTTACACCTGGAATATACCCTGAGCACATGGTGTTTTTAAAGTCTGCAGGTATATGTGGACAGGCTGATAGAGTAGAAGTAGTACAGGATGTAATAGATATCTATGACTACAAAACTAATAAGGAGATAAAAACGCAGTCATTTACAAACTGGGAAGGTGTAAGTGAAAAGATGTTACATCCTATTGATCATCTTGATGACTGTAACTTTATTCACTATGCAATACAGTTATCTATATACCTTTACATTATGATCAAACATAATCCTAATCTAAAACCAGGTAAGATTATACTAGAGCATATAATATTCAAAAAGTCAGGAGTAGATAAATACGGCAATCCTGTTTATGAAAAAGATTCTGATGGAAATCCCATAGTTGATAAAGTAGTTCCTTATGAATTGCCTTATCTTAAAAAAGAAGTAACTAACATTATTAAGTATCTTCAAGCTAATCCAGAATTTAAAAATAAAAAGAAATGACAATCAAACTTTTTGAAGTTGAAAATGGAGTAGTAAAAGCAACAGAACACTGTTATACTATTAACTGGCTACATGATATCATGGTTAACTATCCTGATAATCATCTTAAGGTATATGCGTATATCTTCTATATGACATGTCCTAATCCAGAATTAAATCCATTTTTTAACGCTCCTGAAGATGATAAAGAAGATCTTATTGTAGAATCCATTGGATTAGATGTATCAACAGATGATGATTTAATTACACACGCTATAAAAAAATGTACTATCTTGTACACTACTCCAACATTAAGAGCTTATAATGGTATTGCAAAAATGTTAGATAACTTAAGTTACTATATGGAAACTGCAAACATTACTGCAGGTAGAGATGGAAACATCAATTCTCTCATAACTGCAGCTAAAAACTTTCAGGCTATTAGAGAATCCTTTAAAGGAGTACTCAAGGATCTAGAAGCAGAGCAAAGCAAAACATCGGTAAGAGGAGGCCAAAATTTAGGTTATGACCAGTTATGATCCAGAATATGTAATCCCTACATGGGATAATGGTGAATGGACAACAATGTCCTTTGATACTAGATCAGATTTTATAGAATTCCTACTTCCTTTATTTAAAGAACCAGGTAAATATGAATTTGATGAAGGTGCTTTAATGTTTAATGAACAAGCGCGTAAATTCAAAGAAAATGGTGAAGTGTACTGTCTTGCTCCTTATATGAGTAAAGACTTTATTAACTATTGGAATGATCAAAAAGATAAATGCCGTAAAGGAGCAATATTTAAAAATGGAGAAAAAACTTGGTACTTACCACGTGACTACTATATGTGGCTCAATTTCCTTCCAATATTTGATAAGGAGAAAAAGAACTTTGACTTCGCAGGTATCCGTGATGCACAATATCACATGGCACTATATGAGTGCTTAGCAGAGTTAAACTACAAACACGCATCTATATTAAAGAAACGTCAGATAGCTTCTTCATATTTTCATATGGGTAAGTTTATAAATCAGATATGGTTTGAACCTGGGGTTATCTTAAAGCTAGGAGCATCACTTAAAGACTATATAGGTCTAGAAGGATCATGGAAGTTCTTAGATGAGTATCGTGCATTCCTTAACTCTAAGACAGCATGGTATAGACCAATGAATCCAGGAAAAGTATTAACATGGCAGCAGAAGATTGAAGTAACAGAAAATGGACGTAAGCAAGAGAAGGGTTTAAAAGGAATGTTACAAGGTATGTCTTTTGAGCAATCTGATACAAAAGGTGTAGGGGGTCCTTGTTCTTACTTCTTCTATGAAGAGGCAGGTATTGCTCCTACAATGGATAAAACATTTGAATACTTAAGACCAGCAATGCAGTCAGGAGAAATAACTACAGGTCTTTTTATTTGTGCAGGATCTGTAGGTGATTTATCTCAATGTAAACCACTAGAAGAATTTACTAGAAAACCTGATGCTAATGGCATGTATGCTGTTGAATCTAATCTTATAGATGAAACAGGTCTAGTAGGTAGAACAGGATTGTTTATTCCAGAACAATGGTCAATGAAACCATATATAGATCAATATGGTAATTCACTTGTAGAGTCAGCTGTAGCAGGTATGTTACGTATTAGAGAAGAATGGAAAAGAGATTTATCTCCTGAACTATATCAGTTACGTATATCTCAGCATCCTATGAACATTAAGGAAGCATTTGCATTCCGCGATGAATCAATATTCCCATTGCTACTTGTAGGGGCACAAAAAAGAAAGGTAGAAGACAAGGAGTATCCTTATGAATTTATTGAACTTGAAAGAATGCTAGGTGGAGGTATAAATCCTAAACCTTCACGTAGACAACCTATAATGGAATTTCCTGTAGATAAGAAGCGGGAAGATAAAAAAGGAGTACTTGTTGTTTATGAAAGACCTGTTCCTGACTCTAAATGGGGTACATATTATGCATCTATTGACCCTGTAGGTGAAGGTAAGACTACTACATCTGAATCACTTTGTTCTATATATGTATACAAAAATCCAGTAGAGGTAACCAGAATTACTGATAAAGGAGTAGAGAATCATGCAGAAGGAGATTATATAGTAGCATCATGGTGTGGTAGATATGATGACTTAGGTAAAACACATGAACAACTAGAGCTTATTATAGAGTGGTACAATGCTTGGACTGTTGTAGAGAACAACGTTTCTTTATTTATTCAATACATGATTGAAAGAAGAAAGCAAAAGTATCTTGTTCCTAAAAATCAAATTGTTTTTCTTAAAGACATTGGAGCTAACAAAACTGTATACTCTGATTATGGATGGAAAAACACAGGTACAATATTTAAATCGCATCTATTAAGTTATCTTATTGGCTGGTTAACTGAAGAAGTTAGTCAAGAAACAGATAGCGATGGTACAGTAACTAAAGTAACATATGGTATAGAAAGATTACCTGATTATATGGCTTTAGTAGAGATGGAACAATATAGACCTGGAGTCAACGTGGATAGATTAGTTTCACTAGCAGCACTCATTGCATTTGCTAAAGTTCAGCAGTCAAATAGAGGATACTCAAAACGTGTTGATGATACAAGGACTAAAAACTTGCATATGTCAGATAATTTATATAAATTAAATAGTACCCCTTTTAGGCACATGGGCAACAAAAAAGGTGGCATATCTGGAAACAGATTACCTAGAATACCATATAGAAAATTAAAATAATGGAAATATTAAACGCACTCCAACTCAAGAAAGGTAAAAAAGCTGAATATAACCGCTTAGGTAATATTACTCAGCCCCTTCAATTCTTACCTGTAAAGGATAAAGATGATGATTGGGCAGCATGGAATATGGACTGGTTAGAATGGCAAGGTCTTAAGCAGATACGCAGAAATGCGCGTAGGTTAATGAAAAACTACAAACTTGCTAAAGGCATCATAGATAAGACTGATTATCTAATGGAAGATGATAATGAGTACAGAGACATTGTTGATACTCTAGGTAGAGATTACCCTAACGCTCTTGAGCTTAAGTTTTATCCAATCATTCCTAATGTAGTTAAAGTACTTACAGCTGAATTTTCTAAAAGAAACACGAGAGTAAACTTTAGAGCTGTAGATGAGTATACCTACAACGAGATCATGGCAGCTAAACAATCTGACATTGAAAAATCATTAATGCAGCAAGCTGAGCAAAAATTAGCTGCTAAAATGATTGAGATGGGAGCTGATCCTAATGATCCTGAGATTAAACAAAAGATGTCTCCTCAAGCTATTAAGTCACTTCCTGAAATTCAAAAGTTCTATGCTAAAGATTATATCAGTCTTTGTGAAGAGTGGGCATCTAAACAACACCTAATAGATGAAGAGCGTTTTAA